AGATTCAAAAAAGGTCAGTCAAAAAGTTAATAGTATTGTAGATTCCATTAAACATATTTATAGGGTATATTTAGAAGAAGAATATGACAAAGTTATTAGGAGTATTCAAACATTAAAGGAAAAAATAAAAAAGATGAGACAATCAGGATTAGATAGGGCTGGTGAATATTCCTTTGAGAATATTTCTTTTAAAGTATTAAGGAGAATTGGGATGTTGGATAAATTAAGTGATATAGAAACTAAAGCCTATGATCAATCTTTGACTTTAGATGAATCAATAAAATATTTTAAAAAATAATATAATGACTTATTTAACCGGAGAAGTTACTGTAATACATGATTGGACAAAAATTGATTTTACTAATTTTGTTTATAGTGCCTTTAGATTTAATGATACTGCAGCAGGATTAACTACCACCATTAACGGTGGTACCGTTACTAAAGTAGTGGGTTTAACCATAGATAGTGTGATAGATGAAAATACTACTACTATCGATGAAGATTTAATTTTATTAGGTAACCCACAACCAACCCTTACTACAGATATTAAAAGGTGCCGCTACAGGTGAATATCAAAGTAAGTATTCTTTTTATTTTGATGGTAATGATAAACGACAATTTTTTAATTTTGGGAAACCTGCAAGTGTTAATGATTTAACTGGTAGTGTAACCGTAAGCACTTTTATGAAGGTAGATGGTGACCATACAGTAGATGGATACGCATTAGAAAATTATGCGGGAGGATCAGGATTAGGTATTGGTTATGATAATTCACCCGATCAATGGAGATTTAGAGTAGGACTTTCTGTGGCAGGTTTAGAAGATGTACAAACTCCTACATTATCTCCCAAAACCACCGGAGCAAATCAATGGATTAATATAACCGGCACATGGAATGACACTACTAAAGATTTAAATATCTATGTGAATGGTATTTTAGAAAATAGTATTAATCATGCGGGTAATACTTTAGTAGCAACAGGAGAAGATTTAAGAGTAGGGGGTGCGTCAACCACCAGTGGAGAAATGAAAGGAATGGTTAACAATATAGTAGTATGGGATACAGCATTAACTGACGAAGAAGTTTTAACACATTTTAATAATGGTAATCCATATAACGTACTATTAGAGGGACCTAATTCTAATAATGTTGTATTTTGGAGTAAGGTAGGTGATAACTCTTCGTGGAACGGTAGTAATCAATGGACTATAGTGGATGAGGTAAATAATTTTAACGGTCTATCGAGTACGGCCGGTGGTGGTGGATTTGCACCAATGACTTACACAAATAGAGTAAAAGACGCACCTTAATATTATATTACATCTTTATATAGATTGTTTAATGTTTTTTTATTAAATTTGCAATATTTATTATATAAATAAAAGATTATGACATATTTGACAGGAGAAGTTACCGTAATTCATACGAATACTCAAGCAGATTTTGAGAATTTTACGTATAGTGCGATTTATGCAAATGCGGGAGGTGCTTATACTATAAATGGAACTTCAGTTACTATGGTGGCGGGGGATACCTTAGAAGTAGTGGTGGAAGCCCCACCAGCAACGGTATTAGATCCAGGCTATATATTATTAGGTAATCCTAATGCACCACAAACTGAATATAAAACAGGATTGATATCCGCAACAACGGAAAATTTCCAAAATAACGTTGGATTGGTGGAAACCTATCAATTTGTAGACATTAAAACTGGTAACCCAGCAAGAAGTAACAATAAATTAACTTAAAAATAAATAAAATGAGAAATTTTATAAAACCAAAAGGAATTAAAGGACAAGATAAACTTAATAGGATTAAAGATCTTATGGGAAAAATTGACCCTCTAACCGAAAGTAAAACTCTTTCCGAATTAGAGGTAATCAAAAAAGGTCCAAATGATATAGTATATGGGATAATAAGAGAAAATCAAAATTATTTCATTAAAACCACTACTAAAACAGAAGGAGAAGTAAAAGCGGAAGATTTCGACTATGTAGGGGGATTACAAAATAAAAATGAAGAAAGATATAACAGTTATAATGACGCAGTTAAACAACTTAATCTTAAATTTGATATGTTAAATGAGTCGTTTGGGGTTAAAGAAGATAATAGGATATTCGAAGCTGATGGTGTCGCCTTTGGTGGTGGTGCAGGTTTTGGTTTTGTATTAGAAAAAGATGCTCCCCCAGAGGAAGTGAATTATGAAGGAGAAGAAGAAACTTTAATTGCTGATCAGAAAAAAGTAATTAAGGTAGATGCTCCAGCACAACCAGCGGCAGATATACCTGTAGAAGATGAAGTAGAGATAGATATGGGTGCGGATATAGCAGATGTGGATATGGAAGATGAAGAAGTTGAGGTGGATATAGAAGAAGATGGTGACGAAGTAACTAAAAAAATTCAAAAATTAACTGGTAAAATTGGTCAATTATTAAGAGACTTAGACGAGCCAGATCCAGAATTAGACAAATATGTAATTAATTCTATAATATCTGCAGTGGACTGGGAAAATATGTCGGATGAAGATGTAGAAGAAATTATTGCAAAAATTGAGGGTGATGATGAAGAAGAGAGTGATGAAATGGAAGATGTGGAGATGGATGTAGAGATAGAAGAACCAGCTGAAGAAGAAATTGCAGAAGGTGAAGAAAAAGAAGGTGAAGAGGAAGAAAAAGAAGGTGGTGAAAAAGAAGATGAAGGTGACGAGGATGTAGACGATGAAGATAAAGAAGAAAAGAAAAAACATTATGAAGGGGCAATTAAAGATTTAGAAGATAAAATTGCTTCCCTTAAAAAGGATATGGGGTATGATAAGAAAAAAGAAGAAGAAGTATCAGAATCCAACACCTATTCTAAAAAAGAATTAATGGAAAATTTTTTAAAAAAAAACGCTAATATTGCCTTAAAGAAGGTATTAACCGAATCTGAAGCAATTTGTGAAGAATGTTTAGGTAAAGGATGTGGATCGTGTGTAGAAGAAGGGTGGGCTCCCCTATCCGAAGATGCAGGTGAGGTTGAGCAACAAATACAACTAGCGGGAGACGATGTAGGTGTAGTAGAACAAGAAATGTCAGTAGTTGATGCAATTGCAACGGGACAAGATTATTTATATGCCACTGGAGATTTAGATAGAGATGGTGATGATATACCTAATAGATTGGACGTGGATAATAACGCAGATGGAGAATTAGATCATTTTATGGGAAATAATCCGGCACCTGCAGAACCAACTACTAAACCAGGTACCAAACCAACTACGAGACCAGGTAAAGGAAAACCTAGATGGAAAAAAATTCCGAGACCAGGAGTTAATCCAAAACCAAAAGCATTAAAAGAAAGAAAAAAGACTTCAATTAAAAGAAGTGGAATATATAAATAAATGAATTTAGTATATATAAATAAAGTCGGTCAAAATTGGAAGGGGAACTTCATTTATGAATTTCTCTTTTCTGATATATTACAAGATATAGACGGTGAAGGTTGGGATGCTTACCCAGCTTCTAATAATCCTGAACCACCCGAACAAAAATTTATTAAAAAAACAGGTGCCTTAATAGGTGACCTAAAATTAGAAATTGTACAAGAATCTGATTCTTTTGCTATGTGGCATGCAGTAGATGGTATCATTGCTTTAGCTTGGGAGAATTTAGAGGGATATGATGAATATCCCGATCAAAGACTATTCTTTTCTTTTGGAGAGGAAATTAAAAGTGTGGAATCTAAATTATATGAAAAAGATTTAGTACTTCATTATAATAAAGAATTATTAAACATATAAAAAAATGAAAAAGGTAATTAAAATAAAAGAATCAGAAATTAAAAGATCCGTACGAAGAGGTTTAATGGAAAATCTTTTTGAACAACATGAAATGGGTGACACTTATAGTAGAGCGAAATATAAACAATCTCCTAGAGAAGAAGAAATTGAGGGTGTATTTGGACAATATGGTGAAGAGATACCACCAGCGGTTTTACGTTATATGAGAAAAAACCCTAAAGTAGTAATTAAAAGATTATACGATGTTTATGGTCAACAGATGTTTGATTATATATCTCAAAATCTATCTACCCCAGATGTGGATATAGAGGTAGCTGACGAAGAGATAGTAGTAGACGAAACATTAATAAAAATACCGGCCGATAAATATAAAGAGGATATGAAATTTCCGGAAGATTATACTGTAGAGATTACTGAAAGAAGAAAATAATTCAAATGGGAAATGATACACCACTAAAAGAAGTTTATAGTGAAGATCAACGCAAATGGGCATGTTGGCAAGCAAGTCTCCCTGCCAGTAAAAGAAAAAAAGGTTTATCTAAAAAAGAATCGGAAGAAATGTGTGGGGATACGGAACACTCATTAAAAAAAGAAAGTTTTAATCCCAGAATGAAAAAAAGAGACTTAGTAGAATATATTAATTCTAAAAAAATGGTTAATGAACAAGATAGGGATCAATATGACTTTCCACGTTTAAATGAAGTGACGGGACAAGAGCGAAGAGATATAATGAAATATTTTGAAAATGATTAGACAAAGTGGTATTATTAATATGTTTGGTTCACACCCCCATATTAAAATTGGACTAAGGNTGATTTACATAGATTTTTATATGGTGATAGAAATGATCCTGAATCTATCGAGAGAGAAATTGAGGAAGAAGAATATGATAATGAAGATGGGGAAAACGATAATGACATTTCAATATTAGAAGATAAATTAGAAAAAATAAACTATTTATTAGATAATAAACGACAGATTAGAGATATATTAATCCGAGCAGCATTAAATAGGATAGAAAATACTAATGGTAATCATGAAACACATAATGTACAAAGGGTATTTGAAAAAATGGCAAAAGAAGCATGGCGGTTTTGGGTAGGGATACAAAGTATAAATTAAAAGGGATATGAAAAAGAAAATTGTAATAAAATTAGGTGACATCACTAAAAGAGTAATTAACGAACAACAATTACTTAAAAAAGAACAACATAGAATTCGTACACTTAACGAACAAATAGACTATGATGATAGACATCCTGAAAGAATGAATCCTTCTATCGAAGATAGTTTACGACAAGGGAAACATACCTTTGGGAAGAATAAGGGATTACCGATGACGGGAACCGATCAAAACTATTCTGAAAAATTGGCGAGTGCAAGATTTAAAGATATAATTAATAAAGTTAAAAGGTATCATGGTATAGAAAATATCAATCCTCAAATGATGATGGAAATGATGAGAATTATGCAGGAGGTATCACAAATTGAATCCCAACATAAAGATGCGTTAGAACAATTGGCAGTAGATATAGTAAGTGAGGAATTTGATATTCCAGAGGATATGTTAGATGCCGAATTATTACCGCCAGGGTCTCCTTTAGATTTAGATGGTGAGGAAGAAGAGGAACAAGAAGAAGAGGAAGAATTCCAACCACAAAGTGCAGAAAGAATGGAAGAATTAGAGATTGAGGTGGATAAAAGAAATATTATAAACGCATTAATGCAAGGGGCATCTAAAAAAGGTCATTATATATTCCATATGGTGGCGGATGAATTAGATGAAATAGATCCACGTTTAATGGGGTTATATGGTAAATTAATGTCATTAGCAGATTTCCAATATTGGGTAATTCCTGATCAAGCAATGGGGGGTCAAGTTGGTGGAACAGAAAAAATTAAATGGGTAGAAGTGGATGACGAAGAAGAAAGTGAACCATCTTTAGATGACGAAGAAGAAAAAGAGGAAGAAAAAGAAATGGAACCAAGAATAGAAGCAAAAGCGTGGATATTCCCACTATTAGTTCATGAATTAATTAAAGGATCTATGGAATTAGCCGCATCCAATTGGGGAGAAGGTCATTTAGACTTTGAGGAACAAAAACATGTTATAGATAGAGCTGATACGATAGAAGGAGAAATATGGGGAATGAGATTAGGACCAGGTATGTGGGGGAAATTTGTAGAATGTATTGACCCTAAAGATTATGGTATAAAACAATGGTTATTCCATGAGTTAACTAAGTTACCGGCAGAACAATTTCATAAATTTATTAAAGAAATATTATCTCAAAGTGGTAAATGTAGTGAAGTAATAAGTCATTTAAAAGAATTACATGACGCTGATAGTGATGAAGAATTAGAAGATTTTATAATGGGTGATGAAGAATCGTTTGAGGATGGACTTGATGATTTAATGGTAGATGCTGGTGTAGAAGAACCTACAGAACCCACACAAAAAGATGAACCGAGAGAGGTTGATTACTCCGAAATGTCTAAAAAAGAAATTCAATCTATGATTGATGATGCTTTAGATACGGGGGACTTTGATACTGTAGGAAAGTTACATAAGTATTTGTAAGATATAGTAGAACCGTGAAGAGTGAAAGAGAATCCCACTAAATGTGGGATTTTTTTATGCTTTAAAACTATTTATAAGAAAACTATAGTAATGAAAATTAAATTAACGGAAAACCAATTCCAAAGAATAATTAAAGAAATGAGATTCGATGGTAAATCTACTGGTTTATTTGTAGAAGAAGAGTATATTGAAGAAAAGAAAATACCTAAAAAATATATGACTAAAAATAAATCCGCTATGAAAAAGGAGATTGATAAATATGCGGGGTCAGATAGTTATAAAACTGAATGGGATGCGGATTATAAATCAGGTAAAGGTGGAAAAGGTAAAAGATATAAAACTAAAAAAAGTGATTCTACTAAAGCATATGAAAAAATGTTTGGGGAGTCTTATGGTATTTTAGAATCTAAAAGTAATGATAAAGCTTTAAAGAAAAAAGCTAAAGATAGTAGTATTTCATTTTCTATTTTAAAACAAGTATATAATCGAGGTATGGCGGCATGGAATAGTGGTCATCGACCGGGTACCCCACAAAATGCATGGGCAATGGGACGAGTTAACTCTTTTATTACTGGTTCGGGAGGTGCTAGAAAAGCAGATGAAGATTTATGGAAAAAGGCTAAAAAATCAAAGAAAAATAAAAATGAATCAACACAATTAGATGAGGCGGAATATAAAGGTCGTAAAGTTACATTAAACAAACCAATGGCAGGAGATATTAAAAAATTTAAAGTCTACGTTAAAAATGATAAAGATAATGTGGTAAAGGTAAATTTTGGTCAAAAGGGGGTTAGAATAAAGAAAAATGATCCTGATAGAAGACGTTCTTTTAGGGCTAGGCATAATTGTGATAATCCAGGACCAAAATGGAAAGCACGTTATTGGTCATGTAAAAAATGGTAAAGCTATGAAAATTAAATTAACGGAAGAACAATATAAAAAAATTATTAAGGAAGAATCTAAAGAAAGAAATTATATGTTTTTTAGTAACCTTAAACAAATGAGGAGACAAATAGATATTATGTTAAATGATTTTGATCCTCAATGGATTGATGATATGTTATGTGGTGGACACGATTGGGCGGATGATAAAATAAGTGAGTCTAAAACAAACGTTGATAGTGTGTTTGATTTCTTTATGAATAAAAAAGAGGGTGATGAAAATTAAATTAACCGAAAGTCAATATAAAAGAATTAAAAGTACAATGAATGAATACTTTGCAGATTCTTATGAAGACAAATACGATAAATGGGATAAACTAGAAAGAGATGTAGATTCTTGTATTCGGTCTATTATAGAAACACATAAAGATAATTTTGGGTATGATTCTTATGGTGTTATTGATGCAATTTATCAAATAATGGATGGAATGTTCCAAAGAGTATGAATTTAAACTTTCAACATATAATTAACGAAAGTATTGAGGACAACCCTAAAATAGAAAACATGATGTTTCGTCTATTTAATAGGGAATTTATGTCCTTTTGGAGAGAAACAAATGATGAACCATATAAAACAGGTTTTAAGTATGATAATATTGGTGACTTATTAAGTTATTTTGGTGAGGTGGTTGGATTAGACTATGAAGTAATTTTATACTTTTTCATAAAATGGACATTAGATCCTAATTCTAAATGGAATGAGGAAGAGGGTGGTAATGTATTTAGTGAATTTGAAGTAGATGAGTTAATTAAGTGGAGAGAACATAGTACTCTATATGATACATTAAAAAAATTAGGATGGTTTAATAAAGAGTTTGTTACTGGTGCATCATATAAAGATGAAAAAGTAATTAAGACTAATTATTATGATATGATGACATTTAATGACACTGAAGGGATATACCCTAATATGACATTATCTGTCGATGAATGGGGGGATTTCTCAGAGTTATTTGAAAATAGGGATTTGGCAGAAGAAGCATTTAGTGAAGATCATAGTGATTTCTTTTCTTATTATGATACCCCTAGAGATGAAGTTCTAAATGAGATGACAGGAAAGGCGATGGATAGTGTGATAGAATCAATCCCTGCATATACAGATAGAATTATGATAGGTGGTCAAGGTGTAGAAGATTTATATGAAATGGGTGTAGAGGTAGACACTGATGGTGATTTTTTAGATATTAACCCAACTTTTATAAATACATTAAGGACACAGGTAAAAANTAATGAAGTAGATGGTGAAGATATATTAGAATTTTTATTAAGTCAAAACGAATTAGGTGAGTTAGAACGTNATATTAGAAGTGCGTATGAAAGATCAATAAATGATTTTNTGGAAGATGATATTGCAGAAAGAGGTAGAGAAGAAATTGGTGAGTTATTTGGGGGTAAACCAGAGTGGGTAGAAAATACCAAAAGTGGAGATAGTGCGAGGTACGATTTAAAAGTACCAATCCCAACAGAATTAATAGATAGGGTAATAAAATATTATATTGATATAGAAGGTGCATGGCCGGAAGAACAAGAAACTTATTTTTTAGATGCAGTAAAAACAATGTTAGATGAAGAAAGAGAATTATTAAATTTACCTAATTTAGATTACTATTATCCTGATACAACAAAAGTTAGAGAGTGGTTTGAAGAGAGTTTAGATAATTATTTAGAACTAAGTGCGTAATATTATGAAAATTAAATTAACAGAGGAACAATATCGTAAGTTTGTATCGGAAGATACTAACCGCACTAACTTTATGAATAAAGTTTATAAACAAATTCAGAGTTTAGATGTAAAAGACATATTCCCCTTAATCGTGGATACATATGGATTTAGTGTTGATGAAGTTATAGAAGATGAAATGTTATACCATTTAATTGGATATAAACTTTTAGATGCCACTAATCAATATCGTTTTTATGGTTTTAATCCTAGATCTTATATCAGATATATGCATGCAATAGCAGATAAGTTAGGGGAGGAAGTAATCCATTCTAATTTAACCCCAGATAAAAAAGTAATAGAATTATCAAATATAGTGAAATTATATGATGGTGCAGTGGGGGGTGATGAGATAAAAGAGATAAGAGATGGTTTAGTTTACGACGCAATCAAATATTATTTCGATAATAATACACCAAAGAAGGCAATTCAACTATCATCACTTTTAAGTGAGAAAACTCGGGGTTGGGGTTTTGATGGGGAGATGATGAGTACAATTAAACATTTTGCAGAACAAAACGGTTTAAAAATATTTCATAAAATTGCGGGGTTAACTTTCGAAAAGAAAGATGGTATGATACAATCATTAGTGAACTACATTAATGATACACCTACTAAGAGTAAAGAAGGGTTCTTAGAGTATATTAATTCTAGGGGGAGAACATCGGGTCAACACTCCACCTTTTTTAGGGCGGCAGTCGCGTCAGGAATAATTAAAAAAGTTAGAAATGGGAGAAACATTACCTACGCATTAGGTCCTAACTACGAAGCATGGAAAAACGGTAATTTAGTTGCATTTTAACCATTTATTTACATTTTGATATTTATTAGTAAACTTATCTTATGGATAGAGGTCAACAATTAAAGATATATGCTAAGTGTTTAGGTGATCCGATATATGCTATAGAGACATTTCTTAAAACTTATGATTTAACCCAAAAAGGATTCGTCCCCTTCAACCTATTTCATAAACAGAAAGAGATAATTAAATCTTATGAAAAACATAATCGTAACATTGTAACTAAACCACGACAGGCCGGTGTATCTACTACTACTGCAGCCTATATTGCAGTAAAAATTGCATTTGGTGACCCTAATAACCCATGGAAAGTACTAGTATTAGCGAATAAACAAACATTAGCACAAGAATTTCTTAAAAAGATAAAAGATTTTTTAGATCAAATACCATCCTGGGTTTGGGGAATAGGAGAAGAGGATTCTTATTTATCTATTGAATCTAAAGGTCATATTAAGACTAAAGATACTCAATGTGAAGTAAAAGCGTTAGCAACTTCTAAAGATGCATTAAGGGGTTATACCCCTACTTTCTTAGTTATGGATGAAGCGGCGTTTATCGATAAAGGTGCAGAAGTATTCGGTGCTGCTTTAACATCATTAGGTACTGGTGGTAAAGTAACTCTGATATCCACTCCTAATGGTCAAGATGCATTATATTATAAAACATATGATGGTGCAAAACAAGGGGATAACAATTTCAATATTATTGAGATGAGGTGGCATGAAGATATTAGATACAATAGAGGTTTAAAATGGTTAAGAGGGGAAGATGAAATTATTGAATGTGAAACGATAGGTAGAGAAACACTAAGGTGGGAATATAGTGGTAAAACTTATGAAACTAATAGTGTAGACATTGAAGACTATGGAATTATGGTTAAAGATGGTTGGAAAGCTTCTTCTCCTTGGTATGAAGAAATGTGTAGAGATATGAATGGTGATAAAAAACAAATCGCACAAGAATTAGATGTGTCTTTTGTTTCTTCAGGTGGTAACGTTATTGATGATGAATATATTGAGTTTCAAGAAAAAAATAACGTACAAGAACCAAAATATAAAGCAGAGATGGAAAAATCTATGTGGATATGGAAAGAACCCGAAGAAGGACATAAATACATTATGGGTGTAGATGTATCTAGGGGAGATGGTAAAGATAGTTCTACTATTGTTATTTTAGATTTTGATGGTTTAGAACAAGTGGCAGAATTTAAATATAAATTACCCCCAGATTTATTAGCAGAAATAGTTTATAAATATGGGAATTTATATAACGCTTATACCGTAGTAGATATAACTGGAGGGATGGGGGTATCTACAGTTATGAAATTATTAGAAATGGGTTATGAACATTTACATTACGATGACCCGAAGAGTAGAAAATTGAGTGATAAATATGCAAAGACACTTTATAAACAAGGTGATAAAGTCCCAGGTTTTAATGTAGGTAGTAGTAGATTACAAATGGTTAGCGATTTAGAGGAAGGTGTTAGAGAAAACAAAACTATTATTCGTTCAGTAAGATTAATATCAGAATTAAAAACTTTTGTTTATAGGAATGGTCGTCCCGATCATATGGATGGATATCATGATGATATTATTATGGCTTTAGCAATGCCTTTATTTGTGGTACAGACAACCTTTAAGAAATTAAAAGAGGCAGAAAAACAAACCAGAGCAATGTTGGATAGTTGGACAACGGTAAGTAATAATGACAATCAAAATAATCCAACACCTAAACCAACCAACCCTTTTTATAGTAATACCCCCACATATAATCCCAAAACAAACAATAATAACGATGGGGGAGAATATAATTGGTTGTTTATGAGATGATAATATTTAGTTTTTACTAGATATTTATTATAATAGTAAAAAGATTTAAAATAAAATGGCAAGAAAAACAGTATTTCAACAGTTATCAGATTTATTTGGTCCGGAAAGGGCACAAAGAGAAAATAAATCTCGTTATTCTTTAAATGATAAAGAATTATTAAAAACTCAATCTCAAGAAGAATATAATTATGAATTGTTGCAAAAACAACAAGATGCATACTTAGCGAATCAATGGAAAAAAGTAGATAATGAAATCTATCAACATTCCATTTATTATGAAACCACTAGATTAGCATCTTATGCTGATTTTGAGGGTATGGAATTTTTTCCGGAAATTGCAGCCGCATTAGATATATTTATGGAGGAGTCAAGTACACCTAATGGTGAAGGTAGAATATTAAATATATTTTCTGAAAGTAATAGAGTTAGAAGAATGTTACAAGATTTATTTTTTAATAGATTAGATATACACACTAATTTACCTATGTGGATAAGGAATACTTGTAAATATGGAGATAACTTTTTATATCTTACTATAGATAGTGAGGATGGAATACAGGGTGTAAAACAATTACCTAATATTGAAATCAGTCGAAAAGAAAATGATGGTTTTGGTGAAAATGCTGGTACTTCCGAAGATGATAAATTTAACCCAGTAAAATTTGTGTGGGGACAGAAAGATATGGAATTTAATGCGTGGCAAGTTGCACATTTTAGATTACTGGGAGATGATAGAAGATTACCTTATGGGACATCTATATTAGAAAAGGCACGAAGAATATGGAAACAATTATTACTATCTGAAGATGCAATGTTAATCTATAGAGTAACTCGAGCACCTGAAAGAAGAATATTTAAAATTTATGTGGGTAATATAGATGAAAAAGATGTACCTGCCTACGTTAATAAAATCGCAGATAATTTTAAAAGAAGTCCAGTTATTGATCAACAAACGGGTCAAATAGATACTAGATATAACCAAATGGCTCAAGACCAAGATTATTTTATCCCTGTGAGGGATCCAAACGCACCGAGTCCAATAGACACTTTACCAGGTGCAACTAATTTATCCGAAATTGCGGATATACAATTTTTACAGAAAAAATTATTTACTGCACTGAGAGTACCAAAAGCATTTTTAAATTTTGAGGAGGTGACAGGTGAAGGTAAAAATTTAGCGTTACAAGATATAAGATTTTCTCGTACCATTAATAGAGTACAACAAGCTATTATACAAGAATTAAATAAGATTGCCATTATACACCTATATGTTTTAGGGTTAGAAGACGAATTAGAAAATTTTACCTTATCATTAAATAATCCTTCTACTCAGGCTGAGATGTTAAAGATTGAACAGACTCAATTAAAAGTAACACTATATAAAGATGCAGTATCTGATGCAGGTAATGGATTTGGTGCATATTCTATGACTAGAGCTAAAAGAGATATATTAGGAATGTCTGAGGAAGAAATAAGGAATGATTTAGAACAACAAAGAATGGAGAAAGCTGCGGGAGCGGAAATGGAACAAACTTCTTCAGTTATTAAGAAAACAGGAATATTCGATAGAGTCGATACCTTATATGGAGAATTCGGAGAAACTGGGGGTGGAGATGCTGCCGATAGCAGTGATACATCCACAGATGATATGGGTGGAGACTTCGGTGGTGGAGGAGGCTTCGGTGGTGATATAGAATCAGGTATGGAAAGTGCTGCGGATAGTGACGCAGGAGGAGAAGCGACAGAAGCAGAAGCGGGAGCAGCAGTCGAATCCACCAATAAAAAAGAAAATTTATTAGTAGAGGAAAATAAAAAGAAATTAATAAATAAAACTAAAAAATATCAGGATAATTATTTAAAAAAACTATTACAGAGTATTGATAGGGATGTAAGTGAATATAATGTAAATAATATTAATGAAGGGGTAAATAGCGTTAATACTAAAATAGAACAAATGTCAAAAGAGATAGATGATATTATTAACCCCAAAGAAAAATAAGTTTTTTTACTAAAAACTAATATTTATATAAAAAAATACTATGAACACATTCGGATACATTAAAGACACATTTAATAATATTTTAACAGTATCTTTATTAAAAAAAGATAAAGAAGGAAAACAATTATTCAGTAAATATTTAAAGATATTAAAAGAAAATGAAGATTTATCTCAACAATACCTTATATATAAAAATTTAACCACAAAGAAATTTAATAACGAATCAGATGCTAAGGAGTATATTAAAGAAAATATAACTCTTTTACAAAAGATTAATGATGATAAGGCAATTAAAAAATTACAATCATTATTAAAGGGGAGAGAATTAATAAAAGAAAACGTAGAAATATATAATCATATTAATTCATTAAAAAATACAATTAAATCTGTAAGTAATTTAGAAAAAATACAGGAATCAATTAATTACATTACTAAACAAATGTTAAAAGAGGAAGTAGTAGAAGAATCAGAATATGAAACAGTGGAAGTACCACCTAGTGTATTAACTAAAATGGCAACCAATAGATTTAATGTAAAGTATCAAGATATTACAGAAGGGGAAAAAGAAATCATTAAAACTATATTAAATGGAGATGATGAAGATAAAGAAAATACATACACTAAATTAAAAAATGAGTGTGTAGATATTATCGATAACAGATTAAATGAAAATGTTGATCTGGACTTAAAAGATAAACTTCTTAAAGTAAAAGATAAATTATTAAGAATGACATTTAATCCAGATGAATATGTTAAGGACATAAACAATGTTTATGAACTTAAAAATTCAGTGGCCACTGAGGAATAACAAAAAATAAATTTTTATTATGGAAGAAATTTTTAATAAAGTTAAAGGTTTTTTCACAGGTATTACTGACCTATTAATGACACTTTTAAGTGTTGGTATTTTAGTACAAGTACTTTTTGGGGGTGCGGTATTTGGAATGGATGTTGTAGGTAATGTAACTAAACTAATAGAATCTTTAGGAAACTCAGGATTCGTTGGTTTACTAGCAGTAGTGGTATTAGTGAATATCTTAAACAAAAAATAAAAAATATAAATAATAATTAAAACCCTCTTAGGAGGGTTTTTTTATGCGATTTACTTGGGTGTGGAGAAGCAAGCCCTATTTGACTAGTAGAGATTTAATGAGTATATTGGTATATAATAACATAAATTTAAAGAATTATGAATGAAAAGAGGAAAAGAAATAAAATTAGATATAAACCCCAATTATAAAATAAAGGTGGGTACAGTAGATAATAAAAATCCTAAAAGTGTATATATAAATTTATCTGCATGGGGAGAATTATTAAAAGAAGAAGAATTAAATTATGAAGGAGTTATTAATAAACTAAGAAATAGAATTAAACATAATATAAACACCAACATTAATCCGAACAATTTTCATAAAGGAAAATATATAGTAGACTTAGATATGAGATCTTCCGGCATTAATAAAACTAAAAGAAGTTTTATGTCGTGTGAAATAACTCTTTATCAAAAAAATAATATACCAGTTAATAATCCAGAAATGATAGATACAACAACCTCTATAATAAATAGTTTAATTGAGGAATGTTTAGATAAACAAAACCATTTTGAATTTTATAAAACTAAAAATTCATAGTTTTTGTAGTAAAGATATATTTATATGTAAAGTATATCATTATTATGGAAATATTAAAAAAGAACGAAAGTAATAAAAAGGGCATCTTAATAGAATATGATGCTGGTTATATATCTCCTAAAGATAATAAACATTTCATCAATGAGATGAATAAACTAACAAAGGGTGGTACAATTGTGGAAGACCCTTTGTTTGTTTATGCAGTAATGCAGAAATATGGTGTAGAGAACCGAAATGGTAGGGTATACCCAGAAAGTATCCTAAAAAAAGAAGCGGAAAATTATCTTAAACTTATAGAAGAGAAAAGAGCAATGGGTGAGGCTGACCATCCTGAATCATCTATAGTTGCAATAAGTCGAATATCACATAACGTAGTAGAATTGTGGTGGGAAGGAAATGTATTAATGGGAAAACTAGAAATAATAATGTCACCAGGATTCGTCAACCAAGGAATAATATCCTGTGAGGGTGATCAAGTAGCCAACTTATTAAGAAAAGGTTTAAAAATAGGTGTTTCATCTAGAGGTGTAGGGTCACTTAAAAAAGAAAACGGTAAAAATATAGTACAAGATGACTTTGAATTAATCTGTTGGGACGTAGTTACATCCCCATCAACACCGGGATCTTGGATATATAACGAAGCTCCAAATAGAGAACAACAAATGTCCGAATCTAAAGAAAAAAATCATAAAGATTTACTAATTGATAAATTAAATAATTTTTTGTCAGAATAAATTCACACTAAAGTAATACTTTTATCATTTTTTGCATATTTATAAAAAAATGGCGCGCTTAACGTGCTGCGTTTTTATTATAATAACAATGTAAAATAAAATTAAAAATTTACGATGGCTACAAAAAGAAAATCAATCATCGAAGAGGCTTTGTTAGAAGCAAAGTCTTTAGAGGATGCCTTAAAAGCCAATACGAAAGAAATGCTTTCCGCTCATATGAAGAAAGAAATTGAAAACATCGTTGAGTCGTCTTTGAGAGAAGATGAAGAAGAAGTTGAAGAACTAGAAATCGATGTAGAAGGGTCCGATGAAGAAGAAGACGTGCCAGCAATAGATGCTGGAGATGATTCAGAAGGGGATGCTGAAGAAGCATTAGCTAATGAATTGGAATTAGATCTTGATCTTGACGCTTTAGCGGCAGATGATGATGTTGAACTAGATGTTGTTGAATTACCTATAGATTTAGATATGGGTGATGAAGAAGAACTAGATTTAACAGGTGCATCTGACGAAGAAGTTATTGCCGTATTTAAGAAAATGAGCGATGACGATGAAGTTGAAGTGGTTAAAGATGAAGATGGAATTCACTTAACAGATAACGAAACCGGTGCAGAATACTACATTAAAGAATCTGAAGAAGTTTATGAAGATGATGAACTTTGTGAAGGTTGTGGTAGCGATGATGAGGTTGTTTATGAAATTGAACTTGATGAAAAGTTTGATGATTTAGTTCTAGGTGGGAATAAAGATGATATTTCTAAAACTCACGATGGTGAGGATTTTGATGAATCATATGATAGACTCACATGGGGCGATGATGGAATGGACGACTCTCATACAGATCCAGGTGATATGGATTTCACAGGAAAAAAGGGTTTAAAATCTAAGACTCATCCTGGTAAATTAGATTACATGGAAGAAACAGAGGAAATCGTTGATTTAGATGAAGAAGATGAAATCACTGAAGATAAAACTCAAAATAATAAACAGAGTGGACCTTACGGTGGTGGTAGACAAAGATATAGCGGTGCTAAAGCTGGTACATCTTATGCTAACGAATCTAAAAAATCAAGAAAACCTCTTTCAAATAGAAAACCTAAAAATGTAGAAAGAGTATCGGAATCAAAAATTATGAAAGAATACAAAGAGTTAAAGTCTAAAAACGAAGAGTATAAAGGCGCACTTAAAGTATTCAAGAATAAATTAAACGAAGTTGCTTTATTCAATACAAATTTAGCATATGTAAATAGATTATTTACTGAACATTCAACAACTAAAGCTGAAAAGATGCAAATCTTAAAAAAGTTTGATGATGCTGAAAGTATAAAAGAATCTAAATCTATTTATAAAACAGTAAAAGGTGAATTAGATAATAAGAAACCTATTACGGAATCTGTAGAGAGTAGAGTTAATAAAACTGTTAAGTCGTCTAAATCTGAGTTGAATGAGTCTACGACTTATGTGGACCCACAAATAGCAGCGATAAAAGATTTAATGAGAAAAATTTCGTAATAAATAACAATAATAAAAAATAAAAAACCAAAAAATGGGACATTTATTAAATTCAGGTGAAGTTGGAAATATCGGACTTGAACACTTGAAACAAATCAGATCTAAAACTATCAACAAATGGAATACATTAGGATTCTTAGATGGTTTAAAAGGTCACGTAAAAGAGAATATCGCTCAGTTATACGAAAACCAAGCTTCAGCTTTATTAAATGAAGCAACAGATGCTAGTTCATCAGGTTCTTTCGAAACAGTAGTATTCCCTATCGTAAGAAGGGTATTCTCAAAACTTTTGGCTAACGATATCGTATCGGTACAGGCGATGAACATGCCAATCGGAAAATTATTCTACTTTGTACCTAAAACTTCTGGAAGAAATCATGCTCCTCTTAACGGACCAGCACTTCCAGGTCAAGAATGTGTATTTAGTGCTTGTGCAGGATCACAAGTATCACAATTCTTACAAAAATCATTATATGATGTATTTTACAATGATGGTATGTTTGACGCTTCTAAAGGGACTGCTACAGTTCAAATCGCTACTACAAGTGGTGCGATTGTAAGTGCAAACGGTGATACTGTTGCTACATCATATGCTGACCAACCAGTTGCGGCTGACGGATCACTTAGAAGTCTTTCTATGTGTGTATCTGGATTCACAACTGCTGGAGCAGGAAGATTAACTGGACCTGACGGAAACGAAATGGATACAGAATCTTTCTTAGCATCTTTAAGAGTTGTTTCTTCAACTGATATTGCAGATTGTAACGGTGATGTTATCGTTGCGGCTGGTGATTCAGTTCCGTTTAATGTAACGGCACAGAAATATGGTAGAGGTATCGTTGATTATGGTGATATCTGTAGTCCTGACGGATGTTTATTAATTACAGTTGANTTAACACACCCAGCTTGTGTTAGTTGTGATGCTGGTACTTTTGATGGTTACATCGGAGCTTGTGCTTCAGGTGGTACAACAGGTGCTACATTCTCAGCGTCTTGGATGCAATATGCGTCTTTAGAATACGCAACTGAAATGGGAGAAGTTTCTTTCGAATTAGATGAAGTAGTTGTTTCAGTTACTGAAAGAAAATTAAGAGCAACTTGGTCTCCTGAACTAGCGCAAGACGTTAGTGCATTCCATAACATTGATGCTGAAGCTGAATTAACGGCTTTATTATCTGAGCAGGTAGCAGCTGAAATCGATAGGGAAATCCTTAGAGATTTAAGATCTGGTGCAGCTTGGTCATTAAGATGGGATTATAACGGATGGAAAAGAGCAGCTGCCGGTGGTGGTTTCAACGCATATACTCAAAAAGAGTGGAAATCAGACGTTGATTACTAAAATCAATCAGCTTTCTGCACAAATCCATAAATCAACTCTAAGAGGTGGAGCTAATTTCGTAGTTGTATCTTCTGAAGCGTCAGCAATTTTTGATGATTTAGAATACTTCCACGTATCTAACGCAGCACCTGAGCAAGATCAATACAATATGGGTATTGAGAAGATTGGTTCATTAGGAGGTAGATATACAGTGTATAGAGATCCTTACGCACCAGCTAACTCAATCATTGTTGGACACAAAGGTAAGTCATTATTGGATACTGGGTACATTTATGCACCTTACGTACCATTACAATTGACTCCAACGTTACAAAACCCATTCAACTTTGCACCAACTAAGGGTATCATGACTAGATACGCTAAGAAAATGGTTAATAACCGTTTCTATGGTACAGTAACAATTGATGGAGTTGTAACATTTGATGTTAACTTATTAAGATAATCTTAATAATACAACTTAATACTAAAAAGGGTGGAATTTATTTTCTACCCTTTTTTTTTTGTTTTATAAGATATTTATTATTATATTAGCAACGATGAGGATAAAGAAAAAAAATATTATTTTAGAGGCATTATTAATCGATAAAATTGATGAGTTTACTCCCCAAGAAAAAAGATTACTCAAAGTATTACATAAAAAGTTTGGTATGGGTTCCGGTAAGATGGAAAAATCTTGGGATTTTGATAAATGGAAAGCTGCTGCCTACTTAATTGAATTTTTTGAAGTTCCTTATGATGTAGCTCATAGTTTAGCTTCCTCATATTATTGGAATGGGGATAAACTGTTTAAAGAATATGAACCTATTAGAAAACAAGATAATAGAAGTTATTTATTTATGAATCATGCATATAGAGATATTTTAGATTCTTACATTGAGCAAAATGTAGGTGAGAGTGGTGATTTTAGGTCCAATCTAATAGAATATTTTATAAAAACACAAAATGAAAATGAAACTATTCCGGGTATTACCTACCAAAGTTTCGAACCTAGAAATAATAGGGAGTATCAGGAATCAATAACAGAAGTTAATGAGGTTAAAATAGGTGTTAATCCTGTTGTGTGGTCTAATTATAATGGACTTACTTTCTATATACAATGTAATGAAGACACTATTCTGGAACCAAAAAACATTATTAGGGCGGATTGGAGCACTTTAAGGAATATGGGTATAATGGTAAATCTTAAATTAAATGCATATGAAGATGATGATCCAAAAGCACAAAACTTCGTAAAAAGTGAGGCAACATTTACTTTTGGGGATGACAATAAATACACAGGTGTTTTATTTAAGGAGGATATAGAATTACCTACCCCATTATCTAAAGAAAATATCATTAAATTTATTGAGATGTTGATACAAAAAACTACTTCTGCAATCAACGGAATGACGTTTATTTATGGAAAAGGAGAGAAAAAGGATTAAAGGGATTAAATCCTGTCTTATATGTATATACATATAAGACTACTAAAAAACCCCTAAAATCGTCTAAAATCAGTGTAATTCGTCAACTTGATTCACTATTTCAAACTGCATAGTATCAATATAATGTTTAACCTCTTGATTAGAGGTTAATTTAATGTCAATATAATATCGGTTAGGTATCATCCAAGATGTGTCTAATAAGAAATAATTCTTTAAATATGCCATATTAACATCCTGCCAATCTATTACATTTACTTGAGTGTTACCTTCTCTTACCCATAAACGATATTGTAAATTATCAATTACCTTACTTTCATTAATAGTGTATGGTAATCTTGCAGAAACCATAATTTTTCTTACATCCCCTCTTTTAATCTTTTCGTCCCTCTTAACACCACTTAAAGACATTGCATAATTTACCGGTAATGACTCATTATTTCCTATTTGGTAATATTCTGTATCATTTTTTATTTCGAAGTCCATTTCTACATCATCTAAAGATACCCCATCCACTTCAATATCTGACCAGACATCATAATATAAAACACCATCGTTGGCACTTTGTGGNACAAATACATCTACATAATAAATTCCTGTGGTGGTGTGAACTATACTCCCACTAGTGATCGCAGAAAATACGTCACCATTTTCGTCATAAATAGTAACAGATGGTAAATTATCTAAATTTTTAGGTTCACTATTCACATTACTATAAAGATATAATCTATTAGTTTTATTTTTATAGAAATTTTTTCTATTATCTTTGATAGGGTCATTATAGATAGTTTGTAAAAAGGGTTGATAATATGTTTGGGTATGTCGTGTGAAAAACCCCACATATTGGGATGGTAAAGTGATAATTTCTTCTATAGGACATACAAATGCTATCCCATACCCATAATTATCGGTTCCACCAGTTATTAAATCATTCACTTCGGTAGTCATATCCATCTCAATATTTTCATTACCTTTATCAAAGTGTTGGGTAGTTATGGTGATACCCGTAGGACATCCAGAATACACACCATCAAATGTCCATGGAGTTAAAGTTTGTGCATATAACCAATTACTTGGGGTTTCCACATAAGTAATATTGTTATCACTTTCAACAGAAACAAATCGTTGGTAGTCATATCCCGTTCCCTCATCCCAGTCTTGTTCCACTCTAAATAATACTAAATCAAAAGATGATGTTCTTTGCTTATCATCTAATGCTCTTTGTGCTTGTAAATTAGTATCAAAATAAGAACTATTACACATTCTTAATGTATGAGAAACCTGAGATAAATCACCTAATTCCCCATTAGTCCATCTATTTTTTAAATCATCAATATCAAAATATAATAAATGACGAGTATAATCCGTACGACTTGGATGTCCACCATAATATAATTCAGCAATAGGGTTTCTTCCCGTATTTACCTCACTATCTTTAATTAGTGTATTATTTTTATCTATGTATGTTCTTATTACCATTTGTTTTATATATAAATATCTTAATTACTGTTAATGTTTTTATTTAATATACTATCTAAGTCAAAATTTAAAACATCCAGTTTATTAGGTAGTTCTGTAGCAGGCATCCCATGGTAATTATGTATATGGGTAGACACATAAGTTTTAACTAATTCTAAAAACTCAACTAATTTATCACCATATACTATAGGGTGTGCTTCATTGTTAATTCGTTCTTGTTCATCTCCAGTAATAAGGTCTTGGGGGTTACCTAATTCAAAAGTATGTGGACCATCATGACTTATTAAATTTATTTTATTCGCCACCATATTTAATACACTCCCTTTTTTATCTACATTCTTAGTTAATTTTACTACCTTAATGGTTTTTCGAACTTCTTTTTTATTATCTTTAAAAAAAGCAATCTTATTTTTAACTGCATCTTCACCCCCAAAAATCTTTAATATTTCATTAGAATTAGATTTTAATTTCCATTTTCCAGTAGCTAAAGGTGTAACAATGGTTTGTGCTTGGGTAATTGCTTGTTCTCTAGTGGGGAAACCAGGAGATGTAAAATTTTGTTCAAAAGTTACTATATTGGTTTTAATATTAGTTACTTTTATTCTTACTATTGTACTAGTAGTGTTAGTATATTCAGTATTAGTTAAATTGCCCGCCATTACTTCATTATTAGAATTAATAGTATCTATCTTAACCTCAATAGACTTTTCCGCAGTATCATAGATATAATTTGTAATAATTTTATCTTCTAATGTTCTTTTAATTTTATCTCCACCATATTTTAATTGTATATAACCTAAATCTCTTTGATTAAATTCATTTTTATTGATGTTGTCTTTAAATTTACCTGCCCTTATCCATACTTCTTCATTCTTAAAAATTAAATCAGTATTATCTCTTCCCTGTAATGCAATATCCCCTTTATTAGGGTATACTCCGGTAGTATTAGGTTTAATATAATTTTCCAATTTGAGTTGACCCCCAGTCATTACTGATCTAGCACTTTTTATTGGGTCGTCCTCTAATTTATTAAGTTGAGAAATAACCGGACCAATCCAAAATCTCTGGGAAGAAAACTCTACATATTTTGACCCTTTTTGGTGTTCATATTGGAAAACTAAAACCATTTCACCTACTTTAGGTAAGACGTTTAAAAAACGTGGAAGTAAAGATACACAATAAGGTAAGTCTGCGTCAGACACATCCTTATCTACCCCTTCGAGTCTCACCTGTATTCTACCCGTGGTGAAAGGAGTATCATCAATATTAATTACTTCTCCTACCTTAAGTATGGGAATTACATGTTTATTAACACTCGATTTATACCATTCTTCTCCTGTTGCCATTACTTAACTCCTTTTAATCTGTCAGATAATACCTTATTTCCTACTAAGTATTCCTTTTCAATATTATCTAATTTATTAGTTAATTTTATTATTTGGTTTTTTAATGATTCATGTTCATTATATAATTCTAATAATTCTTGTTGTATCTTACTATTAGATTTATTATACCAGTCTATATGTTTACTTATTTCTTCCATTATCTAATTATACCACTTCCTTTTGCTTGCCCTACTAGGGGGACATCATTTATACCTATACCTATAGGGGTTGGCCCCGCAGGGGTAACACTATATACGGTTACGTTTATTTGATTTTCTGGGATAACTACTTCTACTTTAGCTTCGGTAATTAATGCTTTAACAATTTCTTCTACCCTTATTCTTTCCATTCTTAAATCTTCCTGAGATGGAACTTGAGGTGCACCACTTTGTTCTTTTCTTCTATTTATTCTACTAGTTATTTTTAAAGCGCTCAAACCTGGTCGTAATGACATCCCCAATGAAATCTGTGCTTTTGTTATTGGGGGTAATGTAGTGGGCGGACTTACCATTTGGTTTAAAAATGCCGCTATTGTTTTAAATGTTTGTATTCCTGCTGCCATATTAATCACAAAATTTACCTAATCCTTCACCTTTTAAACCTAATTCTTTCTTAACCGGTCCTAAGTTAAGGTTATTTGTTGCGTTAGTTACTTTATTATACGCATTTCCTGCCTTACCTAAGGCGTTGCTAATTTTTTCTTGATTTTCTTCCGATAAAACATTATTTAACCCCGGTAATAATGATTTTATTGAGAAGGTGTAACTTTTAATTTTTTCTTTTAAAATTAATTTAATTGCACACATTACTAGTGGTTTAATATTTTTCATTAACCACGGTAAAAATAATTCATATATTAATTTTCTCAATAATTCCCCTAAAATATTTCTTTGTATACATATTGTAGTTTTATAAAAATCTGCGGGAGAAGAAAATATTTTACCCTCCACTAGATAGTTCATACTCTGAGTTAAGATTTTATTTTTCGGTGAGTTAGTAGACTTTACTAGTGAATTTATCATACCTGTTAATAATCGAATAATAAACTCAAACCCTGCTTTGTCTTGATCGATTGGGTCCACATTATTTACTACTTGATTATTCATAGTAGATAGACTCTTATTGATGATTTCTACCTTTTTACCTGCAGTTATGTTTGGGGAGGTTAGTTCATTACTTAATTCAATTAAAGAAGAGGTATCAATAGATGCACTCTTTTTATTACAACAGTCAGTAAATACCATTTTACCTTCTTTTTTGTTTTTTACTGTTTGTTTTATGTTTATAACTTGTTGACTATCAAACTCAAAAAAAGAATCATCTACCACCACTTCTACATCATCTGCCCCATTATTTATTAAATTATCAATTATCTGATCAATTTCTACTTCTTTTTTAATACATTCATCACTTTGTTTAATTTTGTTAGTTAAACTACCGGTAATCGCATTTATAACATTAGGAATAAGGCTTTCCACATCAAAAAGTGGTAAAATACTATCCATATAGTCATTAGTGTAGGTAGTGAGAGATTTAGTTGCATAATAATTATCTATTTTAATATTAAAAACATTATTTTCTTTTTTTAAGGTTTGGGGTTGTGTATTAGTATTTCCCGAAACAAATGCATTTGGATCATTTTCTAAAAAAGTGAAATGTGCAATTGGTCTACCGTTATTTGGGTTAACCCATGTCTTAGTATTAGGTGCATCTTGTATTACTTCCCATAAAAATTCATTCATTCCCCCATTATCATAATATAATTTACCTATATCGGTATTCGGGTTTATTTTAAATAAACACAAATCATCTATAGAATCCAATGCTATATTCATACCAATACCAGGTTGATTAGTTATTGGATTTGTTACAAACATCCACGGAACAATAGTCGGTTCAATTTGACAGGTATAACAATCTTTAAGTGACGCTTTAATTAAATCCGCTAATCGTTGTTGTAAAGGACCTAAAATAGAAATTAACCAGTTAGAGATTTGGGCTCTCATCTCATTCATGTTTAAATCACCTAATACTGCAATTATATCTTTTAAAAAATATAAAATAGCAAAATTAATATTTAATGAAGGTAAAGAGGTATCTAAACTAAACGTAGGGGCTTCACATAATGCTTTTAATTCCTCAATCTTATCAATGATGTCTTGTTTAATCTCTTTAATTTCATCTAACGTATCACATATTTTATTTCTATCTCCCATTAGTCTAATTCATAATTACTATTATTTGATGTTTGTTTTTCATTAAAGATTTCCCGTAATTGTTCTTTATCCTCATCGGTTAATACATTACTATTTTCTCCTTCTACGGAAGTAGTTTTTTCACCATTACCTACTATCTGACTTTGGAGTTTGGCTAACGTTAACTTCCTATCTATTGTACCCTCAATAATTTTTAAAGTGTCGTTATTTACTTTTCCCATCATTGATTCATCATTAATATCCTCAATCTCTGCTCTATTCTTTCTTTCGTTAAGTTCTTTACGAGCACTATTCATGACGTGTACACAATCATTGTAGATTTCTTGCATAAACTCTTGCAAACTACCCTTGTCTAATTTTATTTTAGTCTTTTTTGGTCTACCCATAATTAATATCTTTATCTATAAATATTAAAAATGGTAAATTTTATAATAAACCTTTATCTATTTTGAAGTTTTTTAACGCAGAATAGATTTTTTTATATCTTCTCATCGCCACTCTAATATCTTTAGTAGTCAATCCCGATAATTCTCGTATGTAAGATAAAATCAAATTTTTATTATATTTATTACCACTTTCTACTTGTTCGAAAATTGTTTCCCAATTATCTAATACTTGAATTAAAGCACTTCCCACTAGTTTTTCATTTTCGCTAGTTTTACCGTGTTGTATTTCAGCCTTAATATTGGCAGATATTTCTTTTATGAATTCCTCTAATGAAGTTTTATCTGAATCTTCTAACGAATATTGGTAGTCATCCATTTCTTCTACCGTCTTATATACATCATCATAGGAAAGATCCGTCTTCATCCTTTTATCTGCCTTTAACAAATGACCTAATAGGTAATTTTTACAAATAGTTCCAAAGTAAGAATATGCTTTTTTACCTTTTTCTGGTTTAAATTTATCCATTTTCATAGCAAGAAAAGATAAAGTATCGTGGTGTATATCTTCAAAAGAAACATCTCGTCTATATAATTTATATCTTCTAATTATAGACTCGATCATTTTATTTAAAGGTGCCCTAAGATGAGAATTGTAAATTTTATTTCTTAAATGTTCATCATCCGAAGTTAAAAATTCTACAACCGCTTTTTCCTCATTAGGTCCAAAATATAAATTTATAGTTCTTTTCCTACCTCTTT